CTTTTCAACAAATGTATTCGCACCTAGCGTCTCTCTGGATTTATTTATTAGTGCTTTATCTAAAATTTAGACCAAAAGCACCATATTATGTTAAACAACATCTCGAAGAAACTACAACAAGTCGAGCCTGGCTTATGCTCCCTAAGTGTGTTAAGCGAGCATGGCTTGACTTGGATTTGTATGTTCATAACCTAAGTAAAAGATTTCACCGTTGGTATAATAAGAAAAATGTCTGATTTCATTCCTCTTGTTACAGATGAACAAAGGGTCGTATTTTGTCGTGCAACTGAAAAATTATGCCCAGATCTTCAGCGTCTCATATGGGATATGTATATGAAGACATTTGAACCAGAATGTCCTCCCGCACCTAATAAAATTAGAGTATTCATTGAGAACGAAGAATTTTTTTATTGATGTATTATATAATGAAAACTCGTTCAGGTAAAAAGGTAGTTGTTAAAATTCCAACTGAAAACGCAATTAAGAAAATGAAAAAGCAAGAAAAGTTAATCAAGAAAACAAAAGAGACATTGAAAAAGGCTAATAAAATATTGGGATCAAATAGCAATAAAATTTCAGAAAATGTTAAAAACATGAATAAAATAATTTTGGAAAATAACAAAATGATAAAAAAAATGAAAAACGAAATTGAAAGAATTCAAATGAATAATAAAAATTTAATGCTCCCTATAACAACTCCTCTTGCTTCACCAGTTAAACTCCTTCATACAACACCAAACAGAAAAAGAAATAATATAATGATGAAAAATTTGTAAGTATATATTAATGGTTAATAGGTCACAATTATTGTCTCTTTCAGATACCTGGAAAGCTGAAAATAAAGAAATAAATATAAATGTCCCCAAAAAATCATATAAAAATAAATTAAGTCCACACAAATTAAAAATTATGAAAAAAATATCAAAGGGTCCTCGAAACAATAATAAAAAGAGTAATAAAATAAAAAATTGGAATTTAGAATTAATGAAATCTCAGTGGAATGTTGGTAAAAAATTTAAATCAAAAAACACATACACCCAAGGTGGATTTGAATTTGTGTAAATTCATAACTTAAGAATAATACACGATTAAAATGTAGTTAAAATGTCATACACAGTTTTTGACACTGAGACTACAGGTCTCCCCAAAACACGACAATCGCCAACCAAAGATAATTTGGAATGTTGGGACGAGTGTCGTATTTTGTCTATCGCCGCAATTACATATTCTTCCCGAGGTAGGGAACTTTCTCGTTTTTACACTGTGATTAAACCAGACGGATTCAAGGTTGCCGCCACTGAAGTTCATGGAATCACAGAAGAAGAGGCTAATACAAACGGTATTCCATTTGAAGATGCATACAAGAAATTTGTTGATATGACACATAATTCTCAAAAAATTATTGGACACAACTTAAAGTTTGATATTGATGTATTGAAGGCTGAGACTATTCGAAGAAATCTTGACTTTTCTCCAATTGAAAAAATTACTCGCGTGTGCACACTGGACCTCGTCAAAAAGTGGTATGGAAAACCAAAGAAACTTGTAGTTATTTATGAAGAACTTTTTGGAAAAGAATTTGAGGGAGCCCACAATGCCTTGTTTGACACTCAAGCATGTGCCGAGGTTTACGCTGTTATAAAAGATGACCCTAGAAAGTATAAACCTATTCCACAAAAAAAGATTATACTCAAGGCATCCGAGGTTGCTGCATGTATTGGAAAGAATCATTTCAAAAGACCACAAGAAGTTTTAGATGAGATGTGGAAAAAATATTCCCCCGATACTTTCAAAGGCAAAACAAAAGATGATTACGCCATTGAAGCCATTCAATCGGATGAAAAAGCAACTGAAATTTTAAAAGAAGTTGAAAAAGCAACCCCCAAGAATTCATCAGAAGTTATGAAAATAATGGATGAGGTTTCTCTTCGTTTGAAAGTGGCTTCAAGTCTCCAACTAAGAGATTTTTACAATGTCAAAGACTTTTTGAGAAAAACTTTATTCACAAGTTTTGGAACAAAAAATGAATCCAAAACAGCTGATGCTGATTCTGCTAATCTTTACGAGGATGATACATTTTACAAATACAAAGTATGTGAAATCGAGGGAACTACATATGAAATTGTTGGTCGCATCGATCGTTTTGAAATTGGTGATTTCAATCAAAAGATATTGGTTGAAATTAAAAACAGAACAAGGTGTCTTTTCAATACTGTTAAGGAATATGAAGCTATTCAGGTTCAAACATATTTACAAATGGTCGAGTTGAACATGGCTCGTTTGGTCGAACAACATAATAATGAACGAAAAAGTTATATTATCATGAGGGATGATGAAACTTGGGATAGGGAAATCATTCCAAAGTTGAAAGAATTCTGTCATGTGTTTCACGGAAACCTAAGTTAAGCGTAATAAATAATGTTGTAATTTAAAAAAGATGTTTGAACATATTTCTTCGTTTCTTCATTTTATTTTTACCCCCGATGAAATTGAAAGAGGACAGGGCTACAGAGTTCCTTCACCACCCCCACCAATTGACCTTGAACGCAAAAAAATTGCATTTGCTGTAAACGAAGCTGGTGAAGAAATTATTATAGAATACCCGAATCCTCTCAAATTATCAGATAAATATCTCATGTAATGATAAATGTGTGTATCAAAATTTATAATGACCCTCATGAATTCTAGAAATCAGGCCCACGCGTTTCACTTAACTACTACCTCATACGCGCAACACAAAGCCCTTCAAAAATACTATGATGGTATTGTTCCACTCCTCGACAGTTATGCGGAAACTTACATGGGAACACTAAATGGTCGAATGACATTAAAAAAGGTCAATACTCGCCATATTCAAGACCCCCAAAAGGCTAAAGATTATTTCAAAAAACTTTTGGTGCGTATTAAGAAGATAAAACTCCCTAAGGATGATGCCCTCAAAAATATCCAGGATTCAATTGAAGCCTTAATTAAGTCAACAATCTACATGTTGAAATTAAAGTAATAAGACAACCTAAGTCCAGTCCATTTTCTAATTCTGTAATACACAAAAATTACAAAATGGAATCCCAGCTTTTACAACTCGTTGATTTGGTGAAGTCTCTTCACACAAAAGTCGACGAACAAAACAAAGAGCTTCAAGAAATTCGTAAAGAAAACAAAGAGCTTCATGATAAAATTGGTGCACTGACTGCTATTCCCGTTTGTGGACCAACCATAAGAAAGAAGCCTCGTGCCGAAAGAGAACAATGCTGTGCGTTGACCGCAAAGGGAACCCAATGCAAAAACAAGGCTGTCGATGACGGAAAATGTAAAATGCATATCAACCAAGGTGAAAAAACCATTGAACCGAAGATTAAAAAGCAAAAGAAAATCAAGCCCAAGCCACCTACTCACAATCACCTCCCAGGACTTCGAACTGCATACTGTCAACTTTGTGAGACCCACGGTGATATTATGGACCCTGAATTGCCAAACAGAGAATTCGAAATTATCGCAACGGGGAGAACTACCATAGATACTATTCGAGAAGAACCAGAAACAGCTCCCGAACCAGTTCTTCAACCCGTGGAGGAACAACAATTGGAGATTGAAGATGATTTTGACGAAGATGAAAGTAATATCATGCAAGAGTTGCAGAGATTAAGTGCATCCCACAATATTTCAAATTGGGCAGATGTTGAAGATGATGATGATTTTTTTGAAAATTAAAGATTTATCTCTTTTTTTAAACATGTATGAAATTGTTTCTGACACAGATACAAAAATAAAAATTATTCAATGGTATGGATATTTTTTATTAGGCCTATATAAACTTTTAGGTGATGAAATGTCGGTCATTTGTTTTTTGTCTCTAGTTCAAACTTTTTTCTTTGACATGTCCCACATTTTTGTATTCATAGTTTTTGGAATAATAAGTGATTTACATCTTATCCGTTTCAAGCCAGTCATTGAACACATAACAAGTATTTCCCATCTAGCTCTAAAACGAGAATATACTTTGACTACATATGTATTTGGAATAACATTTCTGAGAGATGTCATGGACTCCATGCTTATTTCATGTGTTCGACTTGTATTGAAATTAACGGTGTATTTTGCTATTAAAGCATATAAGCGTATTGTAATATATGTCAGAAATAATTAAAAGTGCACAAGAAATTCTTGATGCCCTCGGTTCTGGATATAACGAATGTGTATATCACAAAGCTTTCGAAGTTTCTTTGCGAAGCAAGGGAATAGATTATGAAAGCGAAAGAATAGTTCCCATAACATTTCAAAACCACGTCATAGGAAATTTAAGAAGCGATCTCATAATCGATGACACAGTTGTTGAGCTCAAATCAACAAAAAATTTAAATGATGCGATGCGAATACAGGTTAGGAATTATTTAAACCTAACCGGATTAAAAACTGGTATTCTTATTAATTTCCCCCTAGGGTCAAGTAAAATTCAGCATGAAATAATATTTGCGTAGTGTAGATGTTTCGTATATTTGTTATATTAGCCATAACGGTTGTATACATTTTCTTATTTGGACCGGAACCATCGTTTGGATTTAAATACATAGAAAATTTCTTTTCAGAGGAGGATTTTGCTAAGATAAAACATGAATGTTTTAAATTATCTAATTATCTCACTGAAGAAAAAAATACAACTGCCGAAAATAGAATATCAACAATTGTATCTGATGACAACACAATTGCCAAGTTGTGTAATTCTCAAACAACTAAAAATAAGTTGAAAATACCTGAAAACACAGTTCCGGCCGATGTTCCTATTGAACTTAGAAAGTATAAAATAGGTGGTGCTATGGATTGGCACAAAGACACCGTGCTTTATACGAAACCTCAATACGAAATGATATATACAGTTCATAATACATCTGATTCAAAAACAATGTGGTATGACCCTGATAAAAGAAAAGTTCACGAAATAGAAACAAAACCAAATAGTATGATAGTAGTCAAAGCTGATGATGTTCAACATCGTGTATCTCCTGTATCAAAAGGAGACAGGTCAATCATAAAATTTGCTTATACGGAAACAACAAAAAAGGCACCTGGATACTTTATTAATGCACTAAACATTAATTGATGGAATATTAGTAATGAATGAATGTCGTATCTTAATCCAAGTAATTATTGTATATTTCTTCGCATTGTTTTTTACAATACCAGCTCGGTGCATATAACACCAATTCGAAGGAAATATTAGGGACATCCCCTCTTTAGGAACTATACTTGTTAGTGGACCACCAATTCTAAAATCGGTAGTTCCACCATCTTCTTCTTTCATGTCGTTTAGATAAAACATAACTGTCAAACATCTTCTATCTTTGACAAGTTCATCGTGATGCCAGTTATAAAAATCACCCTCTTCATAGCACTGAATATGATATCCATCATCATCTAAATATTCTTCTAAAATATCTGGTGGGTGGTCCTGGTCCAATACAATTTTTGTTCTTTCAATATATTCACCTACCACTCTGCTTACACACTTGTATATTTGTTCATCTATACATCTCCAGTCTTCTAAATCATTAATGTATAGAACTGAATTTCTTCTTATATCATTGTCTATGATTCCTTCATCTAATTTAGCCGGTGTCTTTCTTGTATCTTTTTCATACTTTTCAATGATTTCCTTACACAATTCTTTTGACATAACATTTTCTATTGTGTGAACGAATTCCATTTAATAGAAAAACAATATTAAAATAACCTAAGTCAGACGCGAGTTCAATTTAAGGTGTGCTCAAAAAAATGGACGCCATCCGTGAAGTGCTCGCTCTCTTGGACAACAACTCTGAGGCTCTCCCCGAGGGAGATTACCTCAACGCGTGCAACAGGCTCAAAGAA